GGGGGGGGGGCGAAGAATGAAAGTTTGAAATATTAAAATAAAAATTTAGAATTTATAAATAGATAAAAATGTGATTAAACTATATAATATCGCACCCCATAGTGTATCCATCACAACTATTTTAAGATTCCAATGTTCGAATATGGCATGATTTGTAAAATCAAATATTCCATATGTTGTTAACCCTAATAATGCCCCTCTTAATACATTTTCCTTTAATGTATATTTATGTCTTTCATTATATATAAATATAACCCACATTATGAATATTAAAAGATAGACCATAAATGTAGAATATAACCTAAGATTTAAATTATTATGTTGTATTTTCTTAATTAATGAATTAAAAATATTTCCGGTTAATTTTAAATATATAAAGTCGAGTACAGATAATGTAATTATAGCTTTAATTAATCCGTCCATATATAAATTAATCATATAAAAATATTATCTATTATATATAATAATGAATATAGATTTATGTTTAATAATTGGAATTATTGTTGTATGTGTTTTGCTATCATACATATTTATTAAAAAAACAAAAGAAAATTTTCAAGTTACTGGAAATAGTGGTAATCCAATAGATAGTGTAGCAGCGTCAATGGCCCAACAATTAGCTGGTGGAAAATCCATCCAAAATAATAGTATTAATATGGATAATTATATTAAGAAAACCGAATTAGAACGTGTTGCACGTGCCGCTGCGCTTGAATATTGTCCAGTATCACCTGATTATAATCCTTCGAATTATATAAAAAAAACAGAAATTGATTTACAACAGTCGTGTCCTAAAATGCCTAATTTAGAAGATTATGTCTTAAAATCTACAATTCCACCTATACAAAAATGTCCATCATGTGTATGTCCTAAAATAAAATTAGATGCTGGATTATGTAAAAAATGTCCAGAACCAATTAATAATTGTCCTAAACCTAAACCATGTTCTATTGATCAATGTAAACATGTTATTAAATGTGAGCCACACCAAAAACAAGTTTCATGTCCAAAATGTCCAGCCCCAGAACCATGTCCTCAATTACCAGAAAAGGTATGTCCAGCAATAACAATACCTAAATCAGATATTAAATGTCCAGCACCAAAACCATGTTCTATCACACCATGTCCAAATGGAGATGGTAACTGTCCAGAAAAGAAATGTCCTAAATGTACATACAAAAAAGTTGAAACAGTTATTAAAGAAAAAAGTACGGAAGAAATTGTTAATGAATTGATTAATTCTGAAAATACAGAATTGAATAATTTATTAGAAACATTAAAAAATAAATTAAATTTGAACCAAGCACCATCTCCTACCGAATTAAGTCAACTCGAAATATTAACGACTAGTTCATCACCTTCTCCATCACCTTCTCCATCAACTTCCACAACAACAAACACATCTAATAATATTGTAGTAACTTCTAGAGAAATGTCTAATAATGAAATATTCAAACAACCCGATAATTTAGAAAATCAAATTAATGATTATTTTGAACTTAAAGATGATTATCCAAAAGCATATGAATCGGGATGTAAAGGTGATTATTGTTCATATGATACAAATTTAAATATATAATTATACTATGTTAGAGCCTCTAATAGTTAGTTCATCATTTTTAATTGGAAAAGAAATGTTCACACAAACAATTAATACAACTACCAAAAATATATATAATGGTATTGATAAAGTATTGCTAAACGATAATATACAGTTTAAAGAATTATTGGATACATTGGATATAAATACCAAACTTGATATAATAAATTCATTTATTATAGATATTCACAAAGAACAACCAATATTTAATGATACATTGAACAAAACATTCAAATATTTAGAAAATAGTTTAACTACTATTGATAAAGAAATTAAAAATATAGATGAAGAACTTGTCAATCATAATAAAAAATGGTTTAGTAGAATCCGAAGTTCAAAGTATCCAATAATGCTAAATAATTTAATAAAACATATGAAAATATTAGATGAACGATTTAAATTATTGATTAAATTAATGAATGTATAGTGTATTCAGCTCATTATCTAATGAATGTATAATGTATTATCTCATTATCTAATGAATGTATAAATGTATTCAGCTCATTATATCCTAATGAATGTATAATGTATTCATTACATAATCTATCCATTTTTCACCAAAATTATATTTCATATATTTATGATGTAATAAATGGTGTTGTCCAAATATATGTTTTAATCGTGTTTCATGTCGTATTAATCCTCTTATATTTGTGAATAAAATAGAATATATGCATTCATAATTGAATATTTGATAATATATCATTGGAATAAATAAACCAAATCCAAGAATACTATTTTCAATAGTACTAGCATAATATGTATCATACCATTTAGGTTCTTTAATTAGGTGATGTTTTTTATGATATTTGTACAAGTAATTAGTATGTAATAATCTATGGAAAAAATAAAACCATATGTCGTATGATACTATATTCAAAATAAACAAATACATTATTTATTTATTTATAGTTATCTTTAATATTATAAAATTGATTTTTGTAATATATTAAAAAGAAATATATCTATACAACATGTGTGACATAAAAAACGAAGATGGAATAAGTTATCTAAAATCATTAGATGATATATCAATTGATTTAGTATTAACGGATCCTCCATATATTACATCTAAAGATACTGGAATGAATAAACAATACGATAAAATAAAAGAAAAGAATGAAAATACTCATACTGAAGATCAACAGAAAGAAGGGGAGGAAAAATGGATAAAATATGGAAAAGAAAAAGCTACAACGTGGGTATTAAATAATGAAATAATTAATTTTGAAAAGGGTAAAAATGTTTCTAAATCAAAACTAATTGAATGGGGAAAAATAGAAAAAAAAGAAGAGAAAAATGAATGGTTAGTTAAAAATAATATAACTACAATAAAAAAAAGAGAAACTAAAATAGAATCATATAAAGATAAATACATTAAATATGGTGCTATTAATAGTACTAAATATGGTGTTAAAACGCAGTATGGAGATTGGGATACTAACTTTACAATTGAAATGTTAGAACAATTTGTAACAGATTATTTTAGAGTTCTAAAAGATGGAGGAACTGTGATTATTTTCTTTGATATATGGAAAATAACATATTTGAAAGAAATAATGGAAAAAGCAGGATTTAAAGATATTAGATTTATTGAATGGATTAAAACAAATCCACAACCACTAAATAGTTCAAGAAATTATTTAACAAATTGTAGAGAAATTGCGTTACTTGGTGTTAAAAAATATAATACAACAATTAATAATGAACCGAATAATGGTGTTTACAAATATCCATTACAAGGTGGAAACAAGACTCAAAGATTTCATCCCACTCAAAAAAGTTTACCATTATTTGAAGAATTAATTAAACATCATTCAAATGAACACGATGTTGTATTGGATACATTTTTAGGTTCTGGAACAACGGCGGTTGCAGCAAAAAAAATGAATAGAATTTATAAAGGGTGTGAAAGAGATAAAACATATTTTGATAAAATGTTAAAACGATTAGAATAGCAATTGTATAAATGTATCATAAAATCTAAATTTTAGTTGTAATCTACTTGTTTTATGAAATTGAAATTCACCTATACTTATTAATTTATTATTAATACTAGTTTTAATTGTTGAAGACATTTCACTATATTTTTGTTTTTTTTCATTCCATTTTTCTTCGTAGATTTCTTTACTATATATTATATGTTGATTTGTAAAATAGTTTAGTTTATTATTTATTAGTTCATTTGAGTACAATGTTATGGATGGTAAAGTCATGCAATCATTTATTACAATAAGATGGTCGCAACAAAATATACCAGCAATCATTTTATTAAGATAGTCATGAATATTTTCTTTAATAAAAATCCATCTTTCTGGATTTTTATCTAATTTACCCTGATATGGTTTTTTCCATATTTTATCCCAAGAATTTAAAGTAGGTTGTCCTACTTTTTGTGGGCAAATTTTTCCATTTTTATATTTTAATGTTTTTAAACTCATTGTTTCCCCATTTTCTAATTTGAAATCTATGGAACCATTTGTATAACCGCACGATGAAATAATACGTGATGGTAATTTATTCAATATATCACTATTGATTAATTGAACACATATTTTGTCAACTATAGTTTTACATAATCTTTTTTCATTTATATTACATATTATATTGGCTATTTGACAAAATGCAGCTTCAGCACTTTGTCCAATTGTTTCATTATTTAATACCATATTCAAACTTAATTCTTTTTTGACTGGTTTTTTTACATTAATGTTTATTTGATTTGGGTTAGTGGTCATTTTTTTTATAATGTTAAATGTATCATTAATCATTTATGATTATATCATAAAATTTGTTTATATAGTTTTATAACTCAATTTTATTGTAAATGATGTATAAAAAAAGACAGTAATCCTATTAACACATCAATTAACAATATTATCCAAGACTTTTTGTATTTGTTTATAGCCAATATACTAAAGATTAAATAATTCATCCCATGTATTGGACGTAAATCATTCCACCATATTTTGTTTCCAAATACTTCTAACCCAGTTTTACGACTATTTGAAGAATAAATATATAAAAATCCTATTGCTGGTATCAATAAAATCCAACCTAAATAAGGTAAGTGCTTATTATTTATTGTTTTAGCAATGTATACTAATAAAAGTCTAATTGGAATACATAATAATAAAAAAAGTAAAAATCGTTTAATTATAGTTTTCATTATACATTTAATTTATTTTATTTTACTGGTCTATTATAAATATAGTTAATCAAATTTGTATTTAGTCAATACAATTTCGTATGCTTTGGCTCTATCTTTATAATTATCGAGCAATACCCCACAAATATCGGTCATTATAGTATGTACATTTTTCTCTGGAAATACATATTCTAGAATCTGGACAAGTTCTCCAATATTTTGGGTTGTTACAAATGTAGTCATTTTAGAATCGTCATTTACAGATAGCCACACTTGTTCTCTAATATCTGGATATTTTACAACTAGTTCAGTACTACTTTGTTCGGGAGTACTAATACTATCTTCAAAAATAATGTGTGTATTTGGTGTTTCACTACTAAATAGTTTATTAATTTGTATAATTGTTTCTTCTTTAGAAATAATAATATCTTTTGTATTAGAATTGTATGAAAATGCCCAACTATTGAGAAACTTATTTGCTGGTCCACCAACCGAACTAGGGCATTCTGACCCAATCAACTTTTCAAGTTCTTTATACAATTCCGCATTAGTTAGTTTTGAAAAATATGATGTTCTACCTTCTTTACACAAATGATGATAATATGAATGCATTCGTTTGGCAATAATGAATCTGAGTGTATCAATTTGTTTAGATGATGGTTTAAGTCCGCCATGTTTTGCCATATACATTAGCATAATTTTGAGTTTATTGGATGAATTACTCTTTTTGTGTCTTCCAGAAATTTCTTTTTCATCAATGTCTGGATAACTATCTATCAAACATTGTGATACGTGTTTAACAATACTTGGTTCATATTCATCTGTATTATTCAAGATTTTAAGGATTGAAATAATAACTAGTTTTTGCCATTGCCAAACAGTAGTTAGTTCTTTAGATATTTCACACGTTTTGGCTTCCAATTCTTTCTTTTCAGCTTCGTCTATTTTTTTTAGTTCTGGGGTAATAATATATTTTCCAAGCAATTTAGTGACACCTGTCAATGTATTTTTCTTAAAATTAGATTCTGCCTTTGTCCACATACAATATGGAAACATATCAATCAGATTCAACAAAATCCACAGATCTGTAGAATCAAACGAGTCAATATTAGGAACATGTGTTGGATAATGACTCAATACTTGCCAAATATTAGACAATGGTGTTGTACCAGACGCCAAACTAGTAAAGATGTATCCAAGCAAATTTCTCATTGCGATTACTGTAAAACTATCTTTATCTGTTGGAATTGTCGTAAATTTGCTCTTAATATTTTGTGCCACCGAAATAAACATTGAAATAAGGAAATATGTTAGCGATTTAGATGAACCTTTAATGTTGAGTGAACGTCCATTTGCCGATTCTGGAATAATTCGTCGAAGAATCAATCTGTATTTAGCGATTTCAATATCATTTACTCGTTCAATCCATTTGAAATGTCTTGGATCATCTAGTTCTGAAAATTGTGGAATAACTGCAATAGGAATACACGAATTTCTTTCTGATACACCACACACAATAACACCAGGGGCTTCCTTCAAATAATGGTCAATACCCATGTCATTAATATGTTGCGTTAGTGCCGCCACAGTAGTACCATCTAGTTCAGAACACGTATTATGTAGAGATGCCACATTAGATGACTTTGTAAATGTATTATTACTAACTTGTTTAAGCAACTCAGATATAACAGATGGTTCAATTTCGCAAATAATGAACTGTTCAATGTCTTCGATATAAGATTGAATATCGTCATGGCTCAGTGAATTAACAAGGTCAACATTGTTGCTCACCAAATCAGCCCGAATAGTATTTTCCAATGATTTTGCCACTGCTTTAGACGAGGCACCACCTTCCGATGTGATACCAATAATAGTTTCAGCGAGTTTCTTTAGTTTGACACACGCCCTATTTTGCTTTGTTTCATGTTTCAAAGACGCCAATTTCTTTTTGAGTTCAGTTGGTTCCATACCATGCTGAGTAAAATGTTCCATTATACTTTTAGTTTTAATCTTAATATCTTGTTTCAGCAATTTACTATTTTCTTCTTGTTTTTCCTTTAGCATAGTCAAACATGCTGTTTTAAAGGTTTTAAAATGTGTAGGTGAAACCAATACTGATTGTTGAATAAAGAGTTCAATGATATGTTCTTGTTGTGTACTAATAGTATCAAAGTCCATATCAGTAATATATTTTTGAATATGTGAAGACTCCATCTTTTTACCAATAGAATACATTTGTGTTCCAATATGTGTTGGAAATGGACATTGGTTTACCAACAGTGTATCAACATGTGTTTGAGGGAATACATCTCCAAACTGATACACTGTTTTATGGAACCATCGAATACCACGAATCCAATAATATGTCCCACTTTCAGAACATTTTGCGAGTACAATAGAGCAATGATTGGCGTATTTAGTACATGACAATTTCAGATTTTCTAATACATTTTGCACACTATGTTCTCCAAAAGTTACATTGATTATCGCAAGACAAGATATAGGGGTATCAATCATAGTACCACATTCTTCTGGGAAATCATCACTATCTTTGAAATGAAGCACTACAAGTTTCGATTTATCTACAATATTAAGGAAACCATCAATATGCGTATTTGATGGTTCTATATGTCCATTGTATGATGATGGTTTAGAGATTCCAAACAATGCTGGATTAAACATCGAGGAGTTACCATCCTTATTACCAAGATAATCAATATTCAACGCGTTTTCATTCGAAAATAGCAATGATGTATCAGTCGTTACTTGGACAATATTAGATTCATTTACATTAATAACATCATAACTATTCAAAGGTTCAATACTATCCTCTTGATTTAGTTGATTTTCCGTATCATTTGTATCCGTTGGTTCTGCGATTTCTATTCGCGAGGCATTAATCAAACAACGTTCTGGAAGACCACACGTAATAGAATCTGTTGTGTTGTATTTAGTTTTAGATGGATTCGTTGTATCAGTAGTAGGGACATCAATGTATGGCACTACTTTTAGCATTGTATCAACAAAATAGACAGATGCGCAAGCAATGGTTGTATTTTCAAGTAGAATGGACGCAATTTGTTGAAATGGAATAACATTGATTGTATGTGTATTTGGGTCGTAACAACACATTGATGGCTTTTGATGTTTATATGTTTCTGATGTAAGTGGGGTTCTACTATATCCAATACCGCCAAGAACAAAATCTTGATTGCTATCCCGTTGTATTGGACCTGGTCTTACTTTAATACTTTGTGTAAAATAGGACCCAACAGCTTTATCGCCTGAATGAATCAATCCATTTGCTGTTTGTTGTGAAAATGTATTTGGTGTTCCACTTTTGTTCCATGCAACAAAATCCAAATATTGTTGTCCATTTTTGAATGTAATCATAAAGAATACAGACTCTTTAGACACAAATGTAGGTTCATTCAAAATAACAATGTTAATAGTATCAATACTTTCCTTTTTGAATCCCAAAATAGTTTCAATATTAGTTAGCGATTTAATGCCATCCAAATTTTCTTGGAGTCTTTGGGCGGCATCAGTGGCATCAATCGTATTCAAGAAATTAATAGATTCTGGTTTTTCAAATTTGTAAATACCAGATTCATTTTTGAAAATAATATGGTTATCAGATGTAGTGTGCGCAATTGGTCCATCAAATGTTAGCAAATGGGTAATAATAGATTCATCATTCGTTTTGAATGGATCGCACACTATATTTTTACCAAGTTGTCCAATCAATTCAGAAATTTCTTTTTTATTTGTGACAAGAGTCGCCATTTTGTTATCTATCATTAAACCTCAATTTTAAAATCAATTTTATATTAATTTAAATTTATTATAAATAATTAATTTACTAAGTAAATACCAAGTAAAATAGTTAATATTCCTAATACTTTTTTTAGTGTAATAGTTTCTTTGAATATAAAGTATCCAAAAAATAAAATAAATAATGTACTAATACCTCTAACAATAGGTGTTACTTTGCTAACATCATAGTATTTTAGTAATGATATATGTGTAAATTGAGCAGTTATTCCAAATATGACAATAAGAAATATATAATATTTTAATTTTGTTGGTAAATGTTTTATTTTAGATATAAAGGCTGTTTTTGTTTTCTTTTTAAATATCCATATATAAAAAATGAACGATAAAATCATAATATGAAATGCTAGATGTATAATAATTATTATATCAAATGATGATAAATAGTTGGTTAGTTCTTTGTAAAAAAATCTTGGTAAGGTCCATCCGAGTGCTGAAATTATATAAAATAATAAATCATTCATATATTATGCTATCATTTTTTTTAAATTGTCGTCTTTAGAATAAAAAGAGCTTAGCTTACACATTTTTTCTAATAATGCTTTATCTATATTGTATGTATCTAAAATGATTTTTAATTTGGATTTATTATATTTCATTAATGAATACACATAATCACAACTGTATATATGGTGTTTAAATATGTTTAAATTGTTGACATTATTTACTAATTTTAGATTTAAATATTCAAATGATATTTTATTGATCATTGTAGAATAATTCAATTTATTGTATTTATTGTATGATGTTTTTTTTAACGAATCTATTAAATATGAATTCATATTAAATTTAATATAATCATTGTAATTATTTAAATAAAAGTATTGATTTATAAATATTTTATTATCTAATATATCAGATTTTGTAAAATTCATGTAAATAGTTGATATTGTTTTTAATTTTTCTTTATTTGTATTTGTTTTATTATGGATAATATAATTTAAAAAATTTTCATAAAATAAATAACCAATAGTTGATTTGTCTATTTCCACAATGGATGATACATCTTTATGATATGTATTTAAAATTTTGTCAGTAGCTTCATAAGATGTATTTGCTATATTTTTTTTTTCATAATTAATTATAGTATTTATTAATATAGTATCATCATATATATGGGTGTAGTTAAATAAATATTCCATTAACACTATAACTCTTCTAAAATCAAGCTGTGAATTTTTAGCAATGGCTGTTTTTACTTGTTTTGATATAGATAAATTTTCTTCATCGCATATTTTATTAATAAATTTATTAATACACGATACAGTTGGTTTATTAATCTTAATATATAATGATTTTTTTTTTAATGTTTCTATTTTTTTACTCATAGTGTTTGTTGTACAAATAAATGGAGAGCTATATTTTTTTGTATTATTTATAATAGATGTTAATTCTTTCATTGCTCCTTTTTCATTATTTATACCATCTAATTCATCTATTATAATACCAATTTTCTTAATTTTATTACACATAAAATTAAGTATATTTACATTTCCATTAATTTTTTCTATTTTTTCTTTCAAAATTTTTTGATTTCTTATATCACTGGAATTAAATTCAATAACATCATAATCATTACAATCTAATATAATATTTGCTAAACATGTTTTTCCAATTCCAGGACTTCCATGTAATATTAAACAATTATTAAATTTCTTTTTTTTTTCTTTAAACTCATTTATCCATTTGATAATTTTATGTTTTGTGTCTTGAGTAATGTAAATATCATCTAATGTTTTAGGACGATATTTTTCAGCCCAATTCATTAACAATAAATACATTAAAATCTTTAAATAAATTAACAAATATTGTCGATACCTTCCCAAGGTGTATTACACGCTTTAGCCCAAGCACATTTTCTTACGCGACCTTTTTCCCCATCCCATAATATGCCATCAAATGATACTTTTCCTTGGTCACCATCGCCAGTTCTACAATCTCCAATTTTATGGCTATTTTTACATATTTTTTCTCCAGAACTTTCCCAATAATCTGGACATTGTGCTGGCCAAGGAGGGAACATTGTATTATTTTTTAAATCATTTAGTTTTTTGTAATCTAATCCAAATTTAACACAAAATATAACAACAATAATAAGTGATCCAACCCCTATAATAATATTTACTGTTTTATCTAACATATATAATTACAAAATATTTATTTTTTAAATTTATCATACTGATAGTTCAAATATATTAGTTCTGCAAATAACACATGGTTTATTGTTTACCTTTATTCTATACATATAATAATTGAATATAATGTATAATATACCAAACATAAAAGCAAACATTCCTGAAGCAATCTTGTAAAAAATATTTCCACTTCCAACATTACATTGTAATGATATAGATAATGCCACTAAATTAATACTTAATAATAGAAAGAAAAATAAAAATATTGTTCCTTTTGATAAGTATTTTGTTATATTTTCAGATACGCTAGGTGATGTATCATTAGTTGTATTATCAACAAATGATTCATTATTTTTTTTGAATACCATTATATATTATTAATATATTTTATAATAGTAATGATTTTGATACTAATTATTGTATTATTCCTAATATTATATTATTTATATTTATCTATCAAAAAAGAGTATTTTGCTTTAAAAAAAATATGTAAAATAAATAAATATTCGGAAACCAACAAATACACTATAAAAAACCCTTATGGAAATTGGAAAAGAATAGATAATGATAATAATAATGATGATAATGTTGAAAAATGGGAAAAAGATATAGATGGTAATTATTACAATATGGATACATTACAAAAAAATATTAATATAGCCAACTCACAATGTGAAGATTATAAACAACATGTAATAGATACAGATATGGGCAATAATAATTATTATTTGATTGGATTAGAAAATGATGTATTACAACAGGAAGGCAAAATTTCAGACATATTAAAAATGAATTTTTGGAAAAAGAATAATAGCAATAAATATCCAACATATTATGAAAAAAAAAAAAAAAAATT